TATTAAAATTCAATTCAGAATTTAATTTACCCGCATCAAGAACTATTATGCCAAGTGATGGGTATACTTTACCGTAAGTCACTATGTCTGGATTGGTAGCATAACTTCCAACTCCACTTGAATGGATACCATCACTCAAACTTCCACTGACTATATCATATTCAGCATAAGCACCATTCGTACATTCTACTCCTTGTGTTAAATCACCAGAATTATCTATTAGTCTTAATATTTTTCCAGATGTATTAACTGATACATTACTTCCTGTATGAACTGAGTTTGAATAATTATTGCCATTTAAAGAAGAAAGACATATCTCAAAATTACCTGGATCCAATTTATCATTCATAGAATTTCTATACATATTAATCACATATATGTCCGATGAATCTTTAGATCCGGTATCGTAATGTGTAAAGTTTTGTAATGAATCATCAAGTGCAAGCAATCTATACTGACTATAAATTGAATTTGATGGTGAATCTTCTTCCTCAAAATAAGTAAATAGTGATCCAGAACCTTCTAAGTTACCATATGAAACTGCAAAATATGGTGAACCATCACATGAAGAACATTCTGTTACATCGTAGTAATATTCTTTGGAGGATGTATTTTGTAAGGAACTTGTTGCATAACAATTTACATATTCCTTGCCATCCATCAATCCAGATATTACAGGTGTTTCACTCAAATTAACAATATCAGACGGTATAAATTTTTGTAACCATCTTGGAGTTGTGTTACCAAAGATACATGGGTTTGCACTTATAATATTCTTAGATATTGGAAGCAAATCGGGTTGTTCATCTGCAACTCTGGTTCCGTCTTGATCAGATGTGTAAACAGGATCTATCAAGTCTTCCAATGTTGGTGGAGTTCTTCTACCAGCAACATATTCTAAATAAGATGATTGTTTAATTTTGTTAGGACACAAAACATAATAATCTTCCGTAACAACAACTACACAATCGCAGTCTGCAGAAGTTAATTGTTGTGGCTCTGATATGTATGTAAATTCTATACAGTTATCTGTACACGCCGCTGGATTTGGTATTTCGTCAATGTATTCTTTGAAAGTACGAGTTACTATATCCACACTCGATGATGCAAATAATGTAGTTCCAAAATTCAGAGAAATATCTATATTTGGATCCAAAGAAAAAAACACAGGTGCGGGTCCGTCCGTAGCATTTTCTGGAAGTTGTTGAACCAGTGTATTGTATTCTTCTCTTGTTGGTTTGATACCATTCGGAAAAACTACCAAATCATAATCAGCACCAACTTGTGATAATGGATTGAACTCACAATTTTTTAAGTGAAACACATTATATTGGTCATCTACTTCATAAACAACTTCATACGCATGATTACACGGTCTCTGTGGAACTCGTACTCGTTCCGAACTTGTTGATATTTTTCTACCTAAAACTGAAAGTTCATTTGCGGTTATTGGTAATGTTGTTACTTCGGATATTCCTCTATAAATGGTCATAAGTAAATTATTATAAATATACTGACCTTTTAACCAAATGTCCCCATTGCTCAATATTTTATATTCTATACCATCACGCAAATTACCTCTTGAAGCATCACGCAATTTTATAGATGTAACACCCTCGTATAATATTTGATTATTTAGAGTTATTCTCTCTAACGATTTATTAAATACATAGGGTAGTTTATATTTCCAAAGTTCTGATTGTGGTAACTCTTCTGGTAATCCAAGTATTTTTCTTACACCATTGAATTTAGTAAACGGAACTTTTGCACACGGTTGTAGTGGAACATCACTTTCTTTATATGAATACGGTTCCGGTGGCCAAGGTATGTTGGCAACACCTGGAATAGATGATTCGGTTGACAAATCTATTGCAACTTGGTATAACCGTTGAACATCATTATCACCATACCATTGAAAAATACTTCTTCTTAGTTTTCTTTCAATTTCATTAGTAGCAGATATTCCATATAAGTTTATGAAATTATCTCTCTTTAATTGATTATAACCCTGCGGTAATACATAGCTTTTCTTAAATATTCTTCCATTGAATACTTCGTATCTATTCGCTAAGTCATCCGCTTGTGTAGAAAAATATGGCATTTTTTATCTTTTATTATGTAACTGATTTATTTCTTATTGTAAGGCAGTTATAACTGCACCGTATTCTTTTGTTGTCAATTCTTCTCTTGCAGTATCAAGTAAACATCTTTCAACTTCCATCTTATATTGTGCAATATGATATGGTGTGCCTTCTTCTGCCTTCTCGATTTCTTTAATCGCTTCGAGTTTATTTTGACATTTCTTTTCTTTCAATAACTTTGCAAGTTCAATCAAGGCCTGAGTAACATCACCCGACTCACTGTGAGCAGAATGTATTTTTTTAACAGCAGTTGCAACTTTGCCAGTAAATTCCAATTTAGCAACAGCATCATCTACTCCAGATGCTTCGCGAATTGATTTTAATATACCATCTGCTTCTTTCAATAATTGTTTTCTTGATGAGATACTCATTTTTAACTCCTACGAGATAAGATAAAATAAAGTCCAAAAAATAATAGCGCTACCGAATAAAATATAATATCTGTAATCATGTAACTCTCGGTAAGTTTTGTCACTAAAGCAAAAGCCGCATCGAATCCAAGAGGATTGAAAAATGTCCCAAGCACTAAACATATTTTTGCCAACACATTTCTGTATCCGTTTGAGTTTTTTCTTGACATTCCGCCATCCCATTTATAGTTGCCTTGATGTGAAAAATACCATTGTACTTATAAATATGGTATAAATAAAAAAGGGTGATGTTTCCATCACCCTAATTTCAATTACTTAGATTCCTTTGCTTCTGCAACGGAAGCTTGATTATAAGGTGTAATTAATTTCTTAATGGCACCCGCTGCTTTACGAGCAACAGCGGCATCTTTCTTTTTTGTTGAATTGTGAGCCACCGTAAACTCATTGAACAAATTTGTAAGTTGTTCATAGATTTCTTGTTTAGTCATAACAAGTCTCCTAAATTATAAAAAATATGTGTTATAGTTCTTTGGATTGTTTTTAAAAATTATTTATTATTTAGTTTTACGCAATCCATCGATTCTTTCATGTAAGAATAAATCCCCATCGATAATTTCCTTTTTTATCACATCGATTCTTTCATGTAAAAGATGTATGTCTTTTTCAATCCTTGAACCAAAACTATCAACTCTGGAATCAATTGTTCTTCTGATTTCCTTTTCATTATCAACAATAATTCTGTCCAAAGTATCAACCGTTCTCTCTAAATTATTTAGTTCTTTGTTTAGTCTACTAATCCTGAACATACCCACAACTACAACCGCAACTGCCGTTAAGACTGTAATTGCACATATACCCAACAAAAATGATGTAATATCCATAACTATACTCCTTCATTATTCCAAAGAACTATAACACCTTTAACTATTTAATTTCACACGCACCACCGGCACAAGCCAATTCACCAGATAAATCAGTATTATCATCCATTTCTACAATCTTTGATAAGTCAACATCATGCAGTGTTTCCATTAACTGATTATATTTTTCTTCCGTGATGTCCTCGAAAGGTGCCTGAATATATGAGCCGCCATCATAGTTGAGAACAGAAAGTCCGTTGAAATGTTCTTTGTTTTCCCACATCCAATTACCAACCGCATCCCATTCATGTTCACGAATAGAAACTGTTGCAGAAATATTATGGGTATTCATACCAGTTCTGTGACCAGGTTTAATCCAATTCTGATTGAACCATTTTACTCGTTCTAACAGTTGCAATGGACTTTCACTACGAAGTATTGAACCTTCAGGTGCCTTTTGTGGAACACCAATTACAGCAGTATCATGTGGACGGAAGTATTCGTCTTCTACCAATTCAGGATGATTAATTGCAAGATAAGAGTAAATTGCCTCATTCTTACCAACACGAACACGGCGTAAATAGAAATCATTGTGCCATGCGTGAATACCAGACGAACAACCTAATGTCAATGATGATGTTCCAGCAGGTTTAATTGTTGTTGTACGAGCAGATTTATTTATACCGATTATACCCGCAACTCTTTCATTCTCCTCACGAGAAACTTTAGCAGCCGCCTTTAAGTCTAACTTTTGAGCTTTTCCAGAACCAATACCTGTCATACCAACACCAAGAAGAGCATCCTTCTCAGTTGTTCTTTGCCAGATAGGACGAAGATAATGGAAGTCCGTATATCCTGCCTGCATTGTTCCAATGAAAGCAGCAGCACGAACTCTTGATTCTAAATCCTCTTGGTCAACAACATCAGACACATTCACTTCACATAAGTTACAGAATTGGAATGGACGAAGTGCAATCTCACAACAAGGATTTGTACCCCAATCTTTATCATTTGAAAGATAAATTCCAGGTTCACCTGCATTTGATAATTCTATTTTCTTCCAAAGTGACTTGAAAAATTCTTCGGACACTTTACTACGAAGAAGAACTGCCGAGTTATTTGCTCTGCCTCTTTGTGGATTGAGTTCCCACCAATTTCCAAACTTACATGAAATCATATCGTCATCATCAGCAGAGAAAAGAGATATAAGAGCGGCACGGCGAATACCACCGGCAAGAACTGCATCTGCAATATGACAGACAATATCGTGAACTTCAATAGGTGATAATTGTTCACCATCTGTTTTCAAGTCAAGAATCGCTCTAATCTTTTCAATACAGATTCTCAATGGTTCTGGACCTGGTGCCTTTCCACCACTTGTAATAAGTCTTGCACCCTTGTGACGAATATCTGAATAATCAAAACGAATAGTTGAACCACCTGTGAAGTAAGATTTCAATACTGCCTTAACAGCATCTGCCCAACCTTCAATCGAATCACTAATCAAAAATCTTCTTTCTTTTGCCTGTGGTTTATGTATTGGTGGTAATTTTTCCACATGGTGTTTTTGAACTGAGTAACCTACACCAGTTCCACCGAGAAGAAGAAACATCACTTCACCAAAAGCACGCCAATCATCTATTGGCATATAAGCACAGTTATAAATTCTGTTTGGACTTATTTCAATTGGTTTACCACCAAATTGAAGTGAACGCATTGATGGTAAAACTTTTTTATCATACACAAACTTATAGACATTTTCAATCTCATCTTTCAGTTGTGGGTATTTTCTCTGATGCATTTCTTTATTTCTTGTTACCAACTCTTCCCATGTCTCTCTACGGTTCTTCTCTGGAAGATACCTTGAATATTTCATATAAACTGTAATCTCTGAAAGAATACGATTACTAATGTCCATTTAATTCTCCGTTTATTTTTTATTGAAAACTTGATTTTTTTGGTGTAAAACAATACTATGTAGAGATAAGTATGTAGTTTGAATTAAAAAAATGGATTTTTATTAAAAAATATTTTTCCACTAAAATCCTTCTAACTCTTTGAACTTTTGTGATAATGCCTTCTTAACATTTACATCACCTTTCATATTCACCGTAACACTTTTTCCCATATCCGATGTTGGTTCATAGATTTCTATATGTCCATTCATCGTGTTTATTTTACTTGGGAATGTCATACCATCTGGACCAAAACGATTTTTGATAATATGCCATCTACCAGTTCCACCAACCTTATCATTCAGTTTTCTCGAAAGAGACATAATGAAATCGCATACCATAACCTTATTATATGATTCGGAAATTTTACCACCTTCAATAACATCATCTTCAAGAGCAGAACGATTTGCCTGTGAAGCACTCCATACCGGAATGTTATATGTTCCCGCAAGACCTCTTAGGTCTTCGTAAATATCATTCAGTTCTAATCTCTTATCACCGGCTTTTGCAGGTCTAATCAAATCTGCATAATCGATAACAATCAAATCCGGTTTCTTACCTTGACTAATACATTTTTCAATGTGTGATGTGATAGTGTTTATACTTGCTGTTTTTGTTGGATAGTATTTTAATATCAATTCGCCTGGTAATGTTTCCATAATCGATTTTATTTTTTCTTGTGCGTGTTCTTCTACAAGATTTTGAAAAGCAATTTTTGTGAAGTAAGCATCAAATCTACGAGCAACATAAAATTGATTCAATTCCAAAGTATAATACACAACGGTTTTACCAGACAATACAGCATTTGCCGCAACACTAACCAATCCCCACGATTTACCGCCACCAGCAGGTGCAACAATAACTCCAAGTTCACCACCGCCAAGACCACCACTTGTAATATCATCAATAACATTCCATCCTGTTCTCACACAATTACGAGAACCAACTTCATATCTCGAAAGAATATCTATTTTATAATCATGTCCAATATCTTTATCACCACCGGCTTTGAGTGCATTATCGATTTTCTTTTTAATCATATCGTACTTACCACTCTTAAGCAAATCAACCGATTCAAGTATTGCAACCTTCATTTTTTGATTCTTACAAAATTCAAGTACAATATTTTTAACATATTCGGAATCCGAACTTTCTTTATACTTGGCGGTTTCTTTTAAAGCATCTGCAATAGTTGACTTTAATACTTTATCTTCAACCGCAAGAACTTCCGACTTAAATACTTCGGAAGTAGGTGGTTGTTTATATTGTTGATAGTATGATACTATCTTATCAACTATCCAACTATTTGCTTGTGATTCAAAATAGCCAGCGTCAATAATATCAAAAACTTGTTGTAAAAATATTTTATCTGAGATAAGGGATGCGATTACTTTTATTTGAAAAGTGTGACCGTATTGTGATAAGTTATCCTGCATATTTTGTTCGTAATGTGTTTAGGTTTGTAAAATTTTTATGTATCCAAGTATCCCAATCGTTCATCACAGATTGCATTTTATCTTGTATGAACAATTTATCCAACTCTATTTTGTTCAAAGATTGTATTTCACTATCAACTATGTTTCTTATATTTGATTTATGACTTTGTGAAATATCAACATCATGTAATTGCATGATTTCATAATTGGTTTTGAAAACTTCAATGTTATGTTTTAATTCATTCATTGCTTTAAGTTTTCCATCATACAATTTACAAAATTGAACGAAATTTTCCAAATCTATTTTTCTTTTTTCTGATAACATTGGGAAGTTTTTCAATATAGTTTTGTCACCTATACCGTTAATTCCTTTTATGTTATCGCTTTTATCACCAAGCAGTGATTTGTATATTATAAAGTTTTCACACCAAATTCCTGTTTCTTCCAACAGATTTTCTGGTGTATACATTTTTTTCTTCGTAGGTAGATATACATTTACATTTTCAGAAACCAATTGTAAAAAGTCTCTATCATTGGAAAGTATAACTGATTTTTCTTTAAAGTATGAACATAGGTATGCTATTACATCATCCGCTTCTATGTTATCCATACTGATTATTGATATAGGTAAATTTTGTAGATAGGAATAAACACGGAACAACTGATACTTCATTGACTTCTGTTCTTCTTCAAGATTCTCGAAACCAACAACTCTATTTAATCTCGACTTAGTTGCCCGTCCTTCTTTGTAGTTTGAATATATTTTTTTCCTTCTGTGTGAACCACCCTTACCATCAAAGACTACAACAACCCGTGTGGGATTAACCATACGGATTGTTGCAGCAAGTGATTTGAGGAAGCCAGATAGACCACCAATATGTTGACCATCTTCATTTAATGTTGGGATTGCAGAAAATGTTCGGATAAACAAATTCAAACCATCCACTATCAAAACCTTACTATCTCTATGAAGATGTTCTTGGTTTTTTCTATCTGTATCAATCTCATTTAACAGTCTTTGATATTTGTTAATCATACTTCATCCAATAGTGGATCATTTGATAAAACAACATCATCAATACGAGCACCGTCTAATTTTTGGTATTTCATAATAACCTTGTCAGCAATTTCATCGTAAACTACATCTTGTAGTTTTGGATTACTCATAATCTTTTCAACAAATTCTTTTGATTGAAATTTTATTACTTCTCCCGATATTTTATCAGTCCAATTATACCAAGCGCCTGATTGTGAAACAAGACTATGTTCCTTCATAACAGTTAGCCATGAAGAATAATCATCGATACCACTATCGAAATAAACTTCATATTCACATTCTCTTAATGGAGGACCACATCTATTTTTGACTAACTTTGCCTTAACTCTCGAACCAACAATTTCATCACGCCCATTTACCTTTGCTTTGATTGCACCGATAGATGAAAGACGAATACGGACAGAGGCATGAAAGGGAATTCCTTTCCCACCAGGAGTTGTCCAAGGATCAGAGAATGCCGGAGCATTTAGTTTTTGACGAAGTTGATTTGTAAATATCAAACAAATCCTTTCTCTACCAATTAGATTTGTTATCTTTCTCATTGCCTTTGAAATGATAAGTGCCTTTGCCGTAGCATAACCATCCTTATCAAAATCTGCAGCCATTTCTGTTTTAGTAGATGCACCGGCGATTGAATCCACAACGATAGTAACCAATCGGTTTTTATCTGATGAACGGACTTTATCGATGATAACTTCAACTGTTTCAAAAATGTCTTCAACGGTTTCCAATGGTATGTATAACATTTCCTTCAAGTTCAACCCAATTGCACTGAGGAATTCCGTGGATATTGCATTTTCAGTATCTATGTAAACTGCAAGTCCACCTTTCTTCTGTGTGTTCAATAGAACATGAGCGGCGAGAAGAGATTTTCCAGACTGTTCAAGACCTGTTATCTCCGATACTCTACCGACTGGAAATCCACCGTACTTACGGTTAGAAATTGCCAAATCCAACATGGTTGAGCCAGTTCCTACCCACTCCTTAACAATAGTTGGAGCGTCATCGTCTCCTTCAAGGAAATAAGCAGATTTAACATTTTGTGTCTTGAACTGTTTATTTATAGTTTCTGCAATAAGTCCACCGAGTTCATCGGTCAACTCACTCTTACTCTTTGCCATAACTTACACCTTTATTAGAATAGGTCTTTAAATGCGTTGTCTATTTCTTCAATCGTTGGGGTTTGTTTCGTACTAGCAGTTTCTTTATAATTAACTTCTTCAGAACTTTCTTCTGACACAGAACCACCCAACCATGTTTGTAGTTGTGTCTTCAAATCATCATAAGTTGGTTCCGGAAACAGTTCTGTGATATTCGGCTGTTGTTTGATTTTCTCAATTACAGCAGAATTATCGGTAACAGGTGTTTCTTTTGGTTTAATACGAATAGTTGTTTCTGCATAAGATTTACCAACTTCTTCAGCAGATTTTACAGTGACCACAATATCACGACCTGATTGAGGGTCACTAATATCACCGTAATCTGGATCTGCAATGAATGCAAGAAGTTCTTCGTAAATTTGTTTACCAAATCCCCAAAACTTTACACCTTCTGTTTCTTGTCCACGAACAATAACTGGAACATAAACTCTCATCTTTGGTTCAAGTTTTCTACCCATTACCCAATCTTCTTTATCGCCTGTTTGTTTTAGTTTTTCAGCAAACTCAACCACTGGATCAGGACGACCAAATGATGCGGGAGAAAGAATAGATCGTTTACCTAAATTGTAATGAAAGTACAATTCAAGAAATGGATTTTCTTTGTTGTGAATATAGGGAACAATTCTGATTTGGGTTTCACCCGGATCGGGTTTCCAAATGTTAGATGTGCGATTGTTTGTATTCTTCAATGAATTCAAACGGCTTCTGATTGCATCTAGGTTTATAGCCATGATGTAACTCCTTAAATAATAATGTATAATGTTGAACTATCAAAGTTCAATGATTTAATTTCTACAAATATAGTAATTTAATGTTTAATAAGCAAGCATTTTCTATAAATAAATATGGGAAATCCGAAGATTCCCCATGTTAAAGTCTTTAAGTGGCGATGTATTATCTTTGCATA